ACAATTTAGTAAACAACCTAAAAAGATTGCAAAGAAAACAGCAAGACATAGAAAATAGTTCTTGACTTTTGTGACCAAATATGGTATAATATTCCTATAGTATACATTAAGTATATTATATAAATTAATAATTAAAGCTGTCCATTAAGGAGAAACAGTTTATGACAACAGATGTAGAACTTGAGAAGTACTATCGTTCCTTTGAAGAGATGTTCCGTTCAGATGGTTGGAAGAACTTAATGCAAGACTTTAAAGGAAGTGCTGAGACGGTCAACTCAGTAGAAGCCTGTAAAGATGACAAAGACCTTTACTTTCGTAAGGGACAACTTGTAGTCATGGCTAATATGCTAAACCTAGAAGCACAGATAGAAACAGCTAAACAGCAAGCACAAGAACAAGACGACTCGGAAGAATGAGACGTTTATTCGACTTCAAATGCGACAACGGACACGTCAACGAGTTTTTTAGAGACGTAGAAGTAGAAGAAGTTGATTGTCCTGATTGTGAGTTGAAGGCTAGAAAAATAGTTACACCAGTTAAAGTTAATCGTGAAAAGAACTCTTGGAAGGAAGTCCGTAGATGGTCTAAACAAAGAGAGTCACACATGAAGACTAACAAGGCGTAACGACTGAACGTAAGGACAACTCCTGACCATAGAACCCTTACACTTAATACACCTCCATAATGATATGAATCACGGAGTTTAATAATGGCAAGACTAATAGATGAGCGTCCAACGGAAGACGTAGAAGAGCAAGACACCGATAACCTAGTAGAACAAGAGCCTCAAGAAGTTGAGGAAACTCCTGAACAAACCGAAGCAGACGTACCTGAGAAGTATCAAGGGAAATCTACAGCTGAAATAGTAAGGATGCACCAAGAAGCTGAGAAACTCTTAGGTAAGCAAAGTTCTGAAGTAGGTGAATTACGAAAGGTTGTTGATGACTACATTCAGACACAACTCTCGACCCAAGAAACACAAGCAACACAAGCTGACGAAGAAATAGACTTTTTCTCAGACCCCGACAAGGCAGTCGAAAGAGCGATTAATAATCACCCTAAGATAAAGGAAGCTGAGAATATCAGCAACCAATATCGCCAATCAACGGCACTAAACAAACTGCAAAGTAAACACCCTGATATGCAGGACATTTTGCAAGACGACAAGTTCGCTGATTGGATTAAGGGTTCAAAGATTAGAACACAGCTTTTTGCACAGGCAGACCAACAGTATGATTATGATGCCGCTGACGAGTTATTTTCCCTATGGAAGGAACGTCAACAGGTTGTCAATCAAACTGCCGCCAATGAGAAACAGCAACGCAAGCAAGCAGTTAAATCTGCATCCACAGGCAATGCTCGTGGTAGCGGTGAACAGCGAGGCAAGAAGGTCTATAGACGCGCAGACATTATTAAACTAATGCGTACTGACCCTGATAGATACCAAGCATTGTCCAATGAGATTATGCAAGCATATTCTGAAGGGAGGGTACGAAACTAATATTATTTTTGGAGAATTAAAATGACTGATTCAACTTATCCCGCTAATGGCGGTTTCGTAGACAACACTAGCGCGGCTACTTTCATTCCAGAGATTTGGAGTGATGAGGTAGTTGCGGCTTATCAATCTAACCTAGTACTAGCTAACCTAGTTAAGAAGCTATCTATGACTGGCAAGAAAGGTGATACTCTTCACATTCCTAAGCCTGTTCGTGGTGATGCTCACGCTAAAGCAGAAGGCACAGCGGTTACTGTACAGAACGCTACTGAAGGCGAAGTACAAATCGCACTAGACAAGCACTTCGAGTACTCACGTCTAATCGAAGACATCACTGAGACTCAAGCATTGTCTTCACTTCGTCAGTTCTACACTGGTGACGCAGGTTACGCTCTAGCTAAACAAGTAGACACTAGCTTGTTTGAACTAGGTAAGTCTTTTGGTGACAACGGTGGTGACTACGTTGGTACTGGTACTTACAACTTCTCTGGTGGCACTGGTGTTGAGGCTTACGCTGTAGACTCTGTAGCCGCGGCTGACGTATTCAACGATGCAGGTTTCCGTGAGTTAATCCAAAAAATGGATGATGCTGACGTGCCAATGGACAATCGTTGTCTAGTAGTACCACCATCAGTACGTAACGCTATCATGGGTATCGACCGTTACTCTTCTAGCGACTTCGTAGATGGTAAAGTTGTAAACAATGGTCAAATCGGTAACTTGTACGGTATTGACATCTTTGTTTCTTCTAACTGCCCAATCATCGAAACTGCCGCTGACAACAGCGCAGGTGGTGACGTTAAACAAGCTATGTTGTTCCACAAAGACGCTATGGTTCTTGCGGAGCAAATGGGTGTTCGTTCACAGACTCAGTACAAGCAGGACTTCCTTGCTACTCTATACACTGCTGACACTTTGTATGGTACTGCTGTTCTACGTCCAGATGCCGCATTCAACATCGCTGTAAACGCATAGTAGTACTTAAGGGGATTCCTTCGGGAGTCCCCTTTCCCTTTTCTTTTTTTCTTTTTTTTTTTAATCACATAGGATTGTTTTATGGCTATATTCAGAGGTGTAGGTGGCTCAGGAAGTTCATCGGACAATTCCTTTCTACAGGAAGTGACTGCTCAGGCTACTATCGCTACTAATAAAGCAAGTGAAGCCAGTGCGTCAGCTACGTCCGCTGAAGCCTCAGCTACTTCTGCGGCTAACTCTTTAGCAACAATCCAGAATACAGAAGTTACGTCAGCTAGTTTTAATACTGGTGACGGTGTACTTACATTGACTAAGTTAGGCGGTGCAACAGTTACCGCAGACCTCGATGGTAGATTCCTTACGTCATACACAGAAACAAACGATTTATCCTCAGCCGTTACATGGGTTAACGTACCTAATGCTTATATCACAGAAGGTAGCGTTACGCAACATCAAGCGGCACTAACTATTACAGAGTCACAGATAAGTGACTTACAGTCTTATCTAACGTCATATACAGAAACTAATAACCTGACTACAGCCGTAACGTGGGCAAATGTACCAGATGCAAACATTACAGAGTCTAGTGTAACACAGCACTTAACAGCCGCTAACGTAACTAGTCCGCTTACAGGTGGCACTGGTATCTCTATAGCAAGTAACGGTACTATTACCAATGATTCACCAGACCAAACAGTAGCCTTAACAGGCACAGGTGCTACTACAGTAACTGGTACATATCCTAACTTTACCATTGATAGCACTGACACAACGTACACTGTAGGTGATGGTGGTTTAACAACGAATGATTTTACTGACGCTGACCATGCTAAGCTAAACGGTATAGAAGCTAATGCTACTGCTGACCAAACTGATGCAGAAATAAAGACAGCATACGAAAACAATGCAGACACTAACGCATTTACAGACGCTGACCACACTAAGCTAGACGGCATTGAAGCAAGCGCAGACGTAACGGACACAGCTAACGTAACTGCCGCAGGGGCATTAATGGATTCAGAAGTAACTAACCTAGCGCAGGTTAAGGCTTTTGATTCTTCTGACTATGCTACAGCCGCACAAGGCTCTACTGCTGACTCAGCGTTACAGAATCTTGTTGAAGATACTACCCCGCAACTAGGTGGTGACTTAGACCTTAATGGTAATGACATTACTGGTACAGGCAATATATCGGCAGACACTTTCACAGGTGGCGATACAGTATTAACGCAAACAGGTACACTTGCTAGTGATGCTGTCTTAACTTTAAAAAACACAGATAGCGGTAATGTCACCGCACCACACCTTTTGTTCGATAGGGTATCAAGTAGCCCTGCACCTAACGATGGTATCGGTAGTGTGGTTTTTCAAGGTCGTGACAGCGCAAATCAATCTACGGCTTACGTTACTATTTCAGCGAAAGCAGATGATTCATCTAATGCTACAGAAGATGGACAGCTTGAAATATACACAAGGAAAGCAGGTGTCAATACTAAAATATTTGACTTGACCAGTAATAGACTCACTCTTGATAACGGAACTGCTTTAGACGTTGAAGGTGCTTTAACTGTTGGTGCTAGTGGTATTTCTTCCGTAGGCGGTATTTACACCACAGGTTCAACTGTATATGGAAACACTTTACAGTCAGCAGGTAATACAACTGTAGGCGGTAATGTAATTGTTACAGGTACAGTAGACGGCAGAGACGTAGCCACAGATGGTGCTAAGATTGATGCAATAGGTAGATTTGGCTATGGCGAGTCACAGGCTAAAGGCGTATCAGGCACGACAACACATACAATGCTCACATTTGGCGCGCCCGCACCTGCATCTGGTACAGTAGTTCGCTCAATAAATGGCAGTGTTCAGATTAGATTTTACCTACAAAACAGCCAAACAGCCCCTAGAAACTTAACTTATAGAACTTACCTTGAAATGCAAAGCACTTCACAGACTGGTATATCTTTAGGCACAGCAACTTATTCTTCAACACCTACTAGTTATCAGGCTTGGTATTATGTTACTGGCAATAAAACAGATGTTGTTAGCGCAATGAGAGGCAGGGTAGGTTCATCTTCAACAGGTGCAAACGCTAGTTCAGTGTTAGCTTGCTACTATGATGTTACTAATAATCGAACCTATATAAGAATAAGTAAATATCCTGATGCCGCAACTGTTTTTGCTAATGTTGAGATATTTTATAGCCCAACTAACTTTTATAGTGCAGGTACTTATGTTGCGCCTTACTTATCCAATGACAATTATATGCGCTTAGAAGCTATTAATTACTACGATACTAGATTGCAACTTTTTAACGAAACATTCCCAAGAACATCATCTGCATTGTATTTGCGAATGCGCCACAGAAATACAACAGGTTCTACAGGCGTAAGCGTTCTTGCGTATAACAATCAGGGATACATAGAGGCTACACCATGATACAGGTAGGCTATACAAAAACAGTAAATGACGAAGAAGTAGACGTTATAGAGACTTCTGTTGAAACGCCTGATATGGTTGAAGTAAACGAGGCACTAGCTTCTTTACAAACAACTCTATCTGGTAGAACAGACATAGTAGAACTATTTGCCCAAGAATACTTTGGTGAAGACGATGAATACGGTAACAGGATTTATCACAAAGTCGGTTTTCAAGACTTAATTTAGGAGAACAACATGGTAACGGAAGAAACAAAACAAGCTGTAGACGTAATGGCGGCATCAACTGGTATAATGTCGTTGGCGGCTTGGTTGCCTCCCGTTGCTAGTTTATTTACGATTGTCTGGTTAGGTATTCGTATCTATGAATCAGAGACAGTACAGAAGATTGTACATAAGAAGTGAGACAGTTATTTTGCTTACTAATGATGTTGTCTTGGGTAACACTAGCGGACAACGCGCAGGAAGGTAGTTTGAATACGTACCACGGTTCTAACTCAACTACCAATAGTAACAATACAACTACAGATACGTCAACTAGTAATACGTACAATGGAGCAGGAAGCAGTAGCGAAATACCAGTAGGTTCTGCAATCACTCCTAGTTACATGAGTAATGGTATGGACACTTGCCTTAAGGGTACGGGTGGTTCGTTACAGACAGTAGGCGTAGGGTTCAGCAGTGGTACTTATGATGTTGACCCTGAGTGTAATAGACGTAGAGACGCTAAAGTCTTGTCTGATTTAGGTATGAAGGTAAGTGCAGTGGCTCGTATGTGTCAAAGCACTGACGTATGGAAAGCAATGTTTATCTCAGGTACACCTTGTCCTATATTGTCAAATGGTAAGTTGGTTGTAGGTAAACGTGCTATGTTAGTTATGAAACGTCAGCCAGAGACGTACATACCAGACTACAACAAGAAAACAAAAGATTGGTACAATACTGTATTAAACATAGGAGGAGAGGACACAGATGAAGAAGATACTATTATCTCTGTTAGTGCTAAGTTCCGCAGTTCACTCAAGTGAATACGATGCGCTCTTAGAATCTAGCACCGCTATAGTTGACCAAATCAATACTGGTATCCTCCTAGTGGGCGCGGCTAGTGAATACGCGTATCAAGGCGATGCACTATCTTCTGGTAACGTGTCCACCACAGCACACATACAGGAAGCACAGGTACAAGCGTACAACGATGCGTTAGTAAACTTTGCTGAGAACTATCAGCCCTATGGCGACCTTAAGGCTGTACTAGAAAACAAAGCTATGGAAGAACTAGAACTGATGGATAATGCTATCGGTACGTTTACTGAAGCTGTCGTAGAGATGATTGAAGTACAGCAAGTAGCTGAACGAGTAGAGGAAGCACAGGGTAATCCACAGCAGGAAGAAGAAGTACAGACGTTTGTAGCTGAGACTACAGAAGTGTTACAGATTGAACAAGAGACTGTTGACACGTACAACCAGTCAGTAGATGACATTGAGACTCACGCTAACAACGCTAGTGCTTATCTAGCTGTAGCTAACTCAGAGGAAGCTGTGTCATTCCTAGAGCAAGGCATTGAGAATGCAAACACCACAGCGGAACAGACTACAATATTCTATGACGCTAACGCACAGTGGGTAACAATGGGCTACAACACTACACGTAACCTAACGGCTGTATACCTTAACGGTAATGACAATATGGGCTTAGACTTATACGTAACTGAGACTGACATCCTAGCGGCAGGTAGTGAATCAGAGTTCTTCCAAACAGGACCAACTCATCTTGGTTACTCGTGCTTTATGTACGGAACGGAGTGTGTTGAACTATGAGTTTAGAAAGCACAGAACTCAAGATAGGTGACACATCGTTTAAGGGCGTATGGATTGCCATTGTACTTGGTATTGGTAGTACTATAGGTGGTGGTGTATGGACAGCCTCTAGTTTGTACTCAAGACTGGAAGCAGTAGAGGCACAGCAGATACCCGATATAAGCCCCATACGTGAGAATCTAGCGACTTTAGGCACAAGGCTAGAGACACTACTAAGTCAGCAAGAGAAGCTCTTAGAATTGAATACAGACGTTTCTACGCTATCTAACGAAATAGAGGCTATGAAAGCTACGGTAACAAAAGCAGAAATTATTATTAATGACATTGGTGATACGGAAGTAAAGTTCAAGGCATTAACTAAAGAGGTAGAGGATTTGTGGCAGGGTATGGACTATCTGTCGAATCCCCTTAAGTGAGGCATTTATGTTACAGCAATTAATTGGACCAGTTACAGGTTTACTTGACAAATTTATAGAGGACAAAGACAAGAAGAATGCTATCGCGTTTGAACTTTCGACAATGGCTGAAAAACACGCGCAGGAACTTGCGAAAGCGCAGATTGAAGTTA